ATCTAACTGGGTCTTTTGGTCTACCCACCCCATCTTCTTCTAATTCGGATTTTAATCTATCCAATTCTTCTTCAACATTGGTTGGACCACCTTCTACTCCGGTTTCCTTCGCAGGGTCTGTTCCTTGCGTTTCAATAGAGGTTAATCTGAATTGTTGTTTTGTATCTTCTAATACTTGCAATGTCAATGCATCTTGCTCATCTTTAGTCATCTTCATTACAGATTCATACATCCACTCTTTAGAGAACATCTTCGTTTGTTGCATTTGCTGTATTAGAGCTACTTTAGAAGTATATAACTCAACTTGCTCTTGCTCATATATTTTAGATGGAATTGTAAGTTCTAATGAAAATTCAGTTAAACGGTCATCTTCTATACCTTGTGCATACAAATGAACAATTGCTATTTTGGTTAATTCCGAAACCAATACTCTCTGAACTCTTTCGATAGTCTTAGCGAATCTGATATCCATAGCTGCCAATGTAGCTTTACCATTTGTATCTTCTTCGTATCCTAAATATGCTTTTGGAATTTTCAATGCAGCCATCAATTTACCTTTTAAGTAATTGATATCGGCAGTCATATCGTATTCCATACCTTTTAATGTATCGATAGATGTCCCATTATCGTTACCACGAACTGGCATATAGTAATCTTCGATTAGGTTTTGCATATTATATTTCAAATTATACTCACCTGTTTTCTCATCCATAAATGGAACTTTCTTAGATGAGTTTATAATTTTTTGCATGTAGTTATCAACCTCATTTGGCGGAATATTACCCACATCGATTTTAAAAATTCTCTTTTCAGGAGCTCTCATTACTCTATGAATTAACATCGCATCTTCTAACAACATTAATTGTTTCCAAACTCGTCTACCACCTTCAATCATAGATTTTCCGTAAGGTAAGAAGTTTGAATCTGAATTTAAACGGAAGTGAGCTATTTCATAATTCTCAAATTCCTTTTTATTTGTTTGAGGTGAACCACCATATGGATTCATATATGGTGCGTAGATAAATTTAACTCTTTGTGGATTTTCTGCATCGAATCCTTCAACTCTACTCATTTCGTAGGTTGACATTGGTAAAACGTTTATAATACCCAATCCTTCTGCCATTTCCAATTGTAAAAAGAAATCTCCGTATTTAACTAAGTTTCTTGTCCAAGGCCAAAGGTTAAATTCTACATTAAGAATATCGTAGAATAAATTTTCTAAAATTTGTTTGATGTTATCATCTGGGTGATGGATTTTAAGAACCGTACCCATTTCATTTCTTGCAGTGCATTCATCGGCATATACATCCAATGCGGATGCCATAATGGGGTCCATGTCCATTGAATCATAATCTCTAAACAAATCAATACGAACTTGTTGGTATGCCATAGATGATTCAATACCACTACTACCACCATATCCAAAATTACTTACTTTTAATCTTGCATATCTATCTATAAGATTGGTGGTCATATTCTGATACTCATCGGTATCAATTACCTTTACACCATCCTTTGTTTGTCTAACTATCGTATTTGTTGAGAATAATTTCTGTAACCTACCGAATACTGTTTTATCTGCCATTTTAATTTATATAATAATTTATAAAGATAAGTAAAATTTTTTACATTTCCAAATTTTACCACTTTCTACAAGACCAATATCTTGCTTTGTGTCTTGGTCCAGGTGAATCACAATTATGTCTTGCTCTGAAACTTCTTCGTCTATCTGGGTTATTCTTTTTAATCTTAACTCCCTTTTGACCAAAGTTTACTTTTACAACATTACCCGCAGGATTCTTTACATATACTTTGAACTTCTTAACATCACCCGCCATTGGTTTTCCCAATTGAACGTTTCTACCTTGATATTCAGCTTCTTTTAAACATGCACATCCTTCGTTTAATGATTTATCATATCCTCTAATAAAGGCAATGAAATCTTCCATATCCTCATCTTCAACATCGTATTCTTCCGGTTCAACTAAACCATAGTTTACATCATCATCTGAATTGATATCTTCGCTCATAGGAACACAATTTGGAACTTGCTTTCCATCTTTATCTTTCATACCCACTTGTTTATATCCATCCCAACAATCCTCACATAATGCATTAACTTCGCCTTCATTGCAAGTTTTCCAGCCTCCACCTTTTGATTTATAGTTCTTTGCTGCCCATCCATTTGCATATGCCGATGGGTAAACATCAAACTTAGATTTAGCTGCCGATTTAGATGCAGACCATTTTGCCGGGTCAGTTGGGCAATTCTTTTCTAAAAATAAATTTAGTTTTTCTTCTATATTCATATTTTCATTTTTCGTTTTAGTTGAAACGTATATTGGAGTTTTACCTTGTCCTTTACTATCTTTACCACCTCGTCCTGCATCATTTTGTGCATCTCTCTTTCTACGAGTTGCACTTTCTTTTTCTTTTTTAGTCATTCCAGCAGCTTTTGCAGCAGGGACGCATTTGGCATATCCCTTCTTTTCACCGGAAGTTCCACAGGGTGGGTGCTTACCATCGACCTTTTTGCCTATGTTTACCCACTTCTCTTTAAACCATTTATCTAAATCTTCATTCATTTGCAGAGGTTTCAACTTATAAATATATAAAAATTATCGAAGTAACCAAGTTAAATTTTCAACTTCACCTTTTCCTACCTCCATTTCGTATGGATTTCTGGAAAGATATCCCGTTGATACAAATCCATCGTATTTATTTATTTGAGATGCGTTTAACATACTCTTTGTTAAATCAATACCTTCTTGCTTTAATCTCAATGCAGTATTACGAACCCAAAGTCCGATTGCCAATGCCATCGTAAGGTCATCATTATATCCTTTCATAGCTTCCGCTCTACCGCCACTCCAAATAAATGTAAATAATTCATCAATTAATCTTTGTGAACGAATTATGATATCTTTATCATTCATATATGTATCCAATGCTGAAATGATAAGAGGACGGGTTTTAGATGTAGTAGAGAATCCGGCAACCATTTGCTTTTCATCTCTATAATATTTACTACTCATTTGTCTTTCAACATCGATATATTTCAAATCATTACTCATATAGAATAAGTTACCATATCCTCTATCAATTACTTGTTGAATACAAGCCCAGCCTACGTTTGAGTTCTCAATTACTAAAAGTGCGTTATTATATTCAGTTGCCAATGCCGTTAAGAAATTTCCAAAATCTTTAGTATCGATTTTACCTTTATATTCGGCAACTTGCGATGAATCCTCAATATCAATTACTTGGGCAGTGGAATAATCGGCTCCATCTCCCCTCGCAACGTCGGCGGATATCATATATTGTCTATTATAGTTGGGGTGTTCCCATACCCATAGATTACCATCAAATCCTCTCTTTTCAACAGGCTCCATTACATAGGTATCTTTATACCAAGTTAGTAATGCCGGGTCCATTACGGTATCCCCCGAACCAATAAAGTCACAATCACATTCTTGTGCTGCTCCTTTAACTCCTAAGATACGAGTTTGCTCATCTCTCCATTTTTGGTCACGTTCAGGATGAACAGTCCAGTGTAAATTAATACAATTGAATCCATTTTGACCGGCTTCACCTGCTACCCAAGTTTTATGAAAGAAGTTACCCACACCATTTGGTGTAGAAAGAATAATCGCCGAACCACCCGTTGATAACGTTGATTGTGCTGATAACCAAATCTCATCAATATCTCTAATAAATGCTGCCTCATCCACTACCAATAATGATAATGCTTCCGAACGTCCTGCATCCGGAGATGATGCGATTGCTTTTACTTGAGAACCATTTTTTAATTTAAGTGATAATTTGTTATCCTCCGCTGCTGCCGTTCCACCATCTCTTAACCACACCGGTAAGAAATCGTGCATAACTCTAACCTTTTCTACAAGGTTTTTAGCTACGGTCACTTTGGTTGCAATAACTAACGCATTAAAATCCTCATTGAAAATCATTTTCCAAAGAATAAATCCAGCAGATAGGGTTGATAGCCCTAATTGTCGTGATTTAAGGATAATGTTAAATCGATTGTTTTTGAAGTCTGTTAAACAATCTTCCTGGAAAGGATAAAGGTGAAAGGGAATTTTCCCCCTCACCGGATGTTGAATAATACAATACTTTTTCATAAAGTAAATGGGGTCTAATGCACATTTACGATACTCATCAGCTATTATTTCCTTTAGACTTTTCGTTGGTTTCCCTTGAACTGCCATATTATTTTCCTAATTTAATCTTCCAAAATATACCAGCGTTGATAAAAGGTGAAAGTGAACCATTTGTCCCATCGGTTACATTGTTGGTAACACCGATTCCAATTTGATAAAGTTTTTCTTTTTTGGTTTTAACAACAATACCAGCTCCTACATTTGAAATAACATCTTTTTTATTAAATCCACCATTGAATCCTACAAATACTTGAGTTTTAGGTAATTCCTTTACTATTGTAGTTTCTTTAATAGTTCTTTGTTTAACTTTTGCATCAAATGTTCTAAATGCTATTTTGTTTTGTGTAATAGTATCGGTTACAGCAACAGTTCCTAATGAATCGGGTAATACCAATAAATCCTTATAAACTACTTTAGAATAATAGTTCTGTAAGATAGCTGTCGTATCTACAATAGTAGGTATAACAACTTCTTTAATTGTTTCGTGGTAAATATCTTCACCTTTCTTAGTTACAACTTTAGTTTTGATTACATCGATAGTATCAACCGTATGTTTAATAACTTCGTATTTTTTACCATCAATTCTGATAGTTCTTCCTGGCATATTTCCAA